CAGGGTATCTAGGATCTGTAACTGAAATGAAAAAGTCCTTAGAGAACATCTTTAATAAAAGCTAATACCTTCTGGCGAACCTCTACAAGGTTAATTGTACTGAGGTTGACGGGGTTTGTCAAGCCCCCTTTACAAATCCATTTTTCCATGCTACTATTAGTACATGATTATGGTACTAAACCATGGCACCCGCAGTAATGACCCGAAAAAAGACAGAATACTACGTCAATAACAAAGAGTTCCTTGCTGCGATCACTGACTATCGGCAGAAGGTTCATGCCGCTAAGGAGGCAGGCGATCCACGCCCACGAGTCACCAATTATATTGGTTCTTGCTTTCTAAAGATCGCAACACACTTATCATATAAACCAAACTTTGTCAATTATATGTTCCGTGAGGACATGATCTGTGATGGCATTGAAAATTGTCTCCAGTATATTGACAACTTCGACCCAGAAAAATCCAAGAACCCATTTGCTTATTTTACTCAGATTATATACTATGCATTCTTGCGTAGGATACAGAAGGAGAAAAAGCAACTGGAGATTAAAGGAAAGATCCTAGAACGATCTGGATATGAAGAAGTAATGCACACTGATAGCTATGATGGTAGTATGTCAGGTATGAACGCTTCACATTCTGATATGGGTAGCATCAAAGAAAACATTGAAACTAAAATGAACCGATGACTGAAGACGATCATTTACCTCATATAAATGATTTGTGGGAAGACATGGATCGTCTCAATGCATTATATGAAGAGCTCATGTGGGAACATGATCTTGAATTAGAATTCAAAGCAGATTACAAAAACAATTGTATTATTATAAAACCATATGGAACTGGTGAAAAATGAGTTAGAACGTAATCTAGCTATAGTGAGAATGATTCGTCGTTCATCAACTAAAGTACGTGGTAAACTATCCTTTAAATCTGTTGATTCAACATGGAAAGTTTCCTCACCAACTGGAAAATTTTTACAATCTCTTACACTTAATTACAATGAAACTTAAAGAAAGCGATAACAGAAAACCAACAGAGAATCTTGAACAACTATTAGCAAGATTCACTAAGAGAATTGCACAGATCAAAGGACAAGAACAAACAGATAAGACAGCGGAACAACTTCATTATCTTCGTGGATGTAAAGAAACTATTGAATATCTTATGACTGGTCAGCTACCTAATGATGGAAATCATGATGGTATGAAAAATCATAGACCACAATGAGACTAACTCAAGATATAATTGATAAGATCCAAGAAGCAATGAACCATACTAAAATGAATGGTGATATGAATTGGTTGGATGGTGATGAGGTTGATGTATGTCTTGGTGGTACATTTGCTGGTGATAAATTTATTTCTATCATAAACAGAACACGTAGCAACACCACAAAGAAATGAGATTCAAAGCACTTGTTCATGTCAGACTAAGAGGGTCTGTATCTGATGCTGCTGGTAATGCAGTTATGAATAATACGAAAAGAATTGCCCCTAATCTTCACCCACATTTGTTGAGGATTGGTAAGGTAATTGATTTCTGGTTTGATGCAGAAAGTGAAGAACTAGCAAGAGAAGAGATGGATGAACTTACTGATAAACTATTTGCTAATACAGTAATAGAAGATTGGGAATATAAGTTAGAGGAGACTGAAGAAACAGGTATCGGTAATATATCAAATGATAATGCTGGTACTTCTAAACATTCACTATTTGACGCATGAAGATTGCATTGATTACCGATCAACATTTAGATGGACGGAAAGGTTCTCTAGCTTTCTGGAATTACTTCCAGAAATTTTATGATGAAGTATTTTTTCCAACTCTTGAAAAGGAAGGTATCACCACAGTCATTGATTTGGGTGACACTTTTGATAACAGAAAGTCTATGGACTTTAATACTTTTAATCGTATTACTGAAAATTATTTCAAACGTTTGAAAGATTATACCGTCCACATGATTCTTGGTAATCATTGTACGTATTATAAAAATACAAATAAGATTAATTCTCCAGAGCTATTACTAGAGCAATATAAAAACATAACGATTTACTCTAAACCAGATGAAATTACTCTGGGTGGTAAAAAGTTTTTGATGATGCCGTGGATTAATTCTGGAAACAGAGATGATAGCGTAGAAGTTATGCAAAACTCTACTGCTGAAATTATGTGTGGACACCTTGAGTGTGATGGATTTGAAGTCACACCTGGTATGAAATTTGATGGTGGGTTTAAAGTTTCTGATTTTAAAAACTTTAAACGTGTTTGGTCTGGACACTTCCATCATAGATCAAAACGAGGAAATGTCCAATACTTAGGTAACCCTTATCAGATGTTCTGGAATGATTACAAGGATACTCGTGGGTTTCATATCTATGATACTGAAACTGATAGACTTAGATTTGTGGAAAACCCCTTTGAAATATTTGAGAAGCTCTACTACAACGACATCGAATCGGACTACAACAAACATAGCGTGTCAGATTATAGAGACAAGTTTATTAAACTCATCGTTGAAGAGAAACGGGATTACCAGATGTTCGAGACACTGGTTGATCGTCTTTACAACGTAGGTGCTCATGATGTAAAGATTGTTGAGACTCTAGTTGACGCAGACAACATCGAAGATGCAGATCTTGAAACTAAAGACACAATGACTCTTCTCAATGAATACATTGATGAAGTAGAGATTGCCGTAGACAAGAATTCATTGAAATCTTTGATGAGAACACTATATATTGAAAGCTGCAATGTTGCCTAATGTTCGTCTTAACAATAGAAAATCATCCAGAAGGTGTATATTCTGTTTTTGACGAAGCAGAGAATAGGGTCATTCCTATTTTCTTAGCTAATGACGATGCAGAAAGATATCTAATGATGATGCAGGATGAAGAATATCCTAAAATGCAGGTTGTGGAAATGGAAGATCATGTTATAATAGGAGCATGTCAAGATCGTGGTCAACGGTTTTCCATTATCACACCTGACGATTTTTTAATACCACCCGATGATCCAGATTAAATGATTATATTTGAAAAGATCCGTTGGAAGAATTTTCTATCCACGGGCAATGTGTTTAGTGAAATTGATCTAGAAGCAGGTAGAACAAATTTAATCGTTGGTAGCAACGGAGCAGGTAAGAGCACTATTTTAGATGCTCTTACTTTTTCTCTGTTCTCAAAACCATTTCGTAAAATTAGTAAAGGATCTCTAGTCAACAGCATCAATGAAAAAGATTGTATGGTTGAGATAGAGTTTCGTATTGGTAAGCTAGACTATAAAGTTATCCGTGGTATCAAACCTAACAAGTTTGAGATCTATTGTAATGGGCAATTGTGGAATCAGGAGAGTTCTGTAAACGAACAACAGAAAAACTTTGAGCAGAATGTGCTCAAGATGAATTATAAATCATTCACGCAGATTGTTGTATTGGGATCATCTACATTTGTACCATTCATGAAATTGCCTGGTGGTCAACGTCGTGATATTATTGAGGACATTTTGGACATCCAAGTATTTTCTACTATGAATGTTCTCCTTAAAGATAAGATGCGTGGTAATAATGATGAAGTTCGTGACATTAATTATCAACTTGATCTTCTAAAGGATAAGATTGAATTACAAAAGCAAACTATGCTTACTTTAGAAAAGAGAAATCAAGAAGAGATTGATCGTAAGAAAGAAAAGATATTTGAATACAAGAAGAGTGAGCTACAGGATACAGAAAATGTTGAGGAATTGACACAACAAATCTGTAGACTTAATAAAGAAATGGAGGAGTATCATCAGTCAAGTGAAAAATTGAAGAAGTTGAACACATACTTGATCAAGGTGACACATAAGTTGAACACATATAAGAAGGAACTTGAGTTCTTTGAGAACAACCATGTGTGTCCTACGTGTACACAAGACATATCAAAAGAGTTTCGTGATTCAAAACTAAGTGATGGTGAATGTAAGGTCAATGATATTAATGTGGGGTGTGAAGAACTTAAGACAGCTATCAAAGATGAAGAAGAGAGAAATGAAAAGTTTGTCACCTTGTCACAGGAAATTAATGAATTAAATACGACT